ACTCACGAACGGGGCAGCGCCCCACCAGCTAGGACAAAGCAAATGACCGCCAACCAAGTTTTCAGCCTCAAGGTTCTCGCTCTGGTCGCCCAAGGCCATCGCCCGGTTGAGGCCCTCAAGATCGTCTTCGGCGCCGACAAGATCGATGCAATGATTTCCGATCTATACGACGAGCTGCGGGGCCAATGAGCCCCGCCTTTCTCGCCATGCTGTCGGTCTTGAAGGTCACAGCGTCCAACGTTCGGAGCCTCGGCCCTGCCGGGGCTCTGGAGCCGTTTGAGCCATACAGGATATGGCTCGCTGAGATTGATCGGGCTATCGGGCTCGCGGAGGCAGAAATTGACCGGCGACCAGCTTAGAGACGCCCGCGCTACCCTTGGCCACATGTGGGGCCTTGGCCGTCCTCTCCGCATGGCTGAGATGGGCCGGGCCTTGCGCCTTGGCGGTCGCGACCCTGGCGCCAGCATCCGCGACTATGAGCGCGGGACGACGCGGATCAGCGGCCCGATGAGCGTAGCCTTAGACATGATGCTCAAAGGCGCGTTGCCGCCTGATGGGCTGGACGCTTTGACGCCCTGACACTACCCCTTGCGCCGACGCACCGAATCAGCCATACATTTTGTATCCGGGGTCTTGCGCCTGTAGCGCAGCCCCGTTGAGTTTCGCGCCAACGCGCAACGCCATCGCCCGACCCAGTACCGATCATCCCAATCACGCATCTGCACCTTGGCGGTCAGCGGCGGGCGACACCCCACACCCCATCTGTGTACTGCGCTGCGGCAACGGCCAGCTTGGGAAACCCTGTCAGCAACCCGAGAGGACTGACCATGCCAGCCGGAAGGCCGACCAAGTACGATCCGGCCTATTGTGACCAAGCCGTCGCGTTTATGGGCCGGGGATATTCTAAGACCGCGTTTGCCGGTGAGATCGGCGTTTGTCACGACACGCTCGTTGAATGGGCTAACGTCCACCCGGAATTTTCCGTAGCGGTTAAGCGAGGCCAGGCCGCACGCACGCGCTGCCTCGAAACTACGCTCCTCGCTGGTGAGACTGGACCCAAGGTCACGGGGCATATCTTCGCCCTTAAGAACGCCGCTCCCGAGGAGTGGAAAGACAAGGTGCAGAACGAACACAGCGGCCCCCAAGGTGGCCCTATCCCTGTCGAGTGGGTGATAGTTGACCCTAAAGCTTGAGTGCCCAAGGGTCTTTGCTCCGCTGCTGCCCCCGGCGCGTTACAAGGGCGCCCACGGCGGGCGGGGCTCTGGCAAGTCGCACTTTTTTGCCGAATTGCTTGTGGCGCGCTGCGCTAGGCAAAAGACCGACGTTGTTTGCATCCGCGAAATCCAAAAATCGCTGGCGCAATCGGTCAAGAAGCTGGTCGAGAGCAAGATTGCCAAAATGGGCCTGTCGGATCGGTTCACGATCTTGAACACGCACATTGAGGCGCCATACGGCGGCGTCATCGTCTTTCAGGGGATGCAGGACCACACCGCCGAAAGCATCAAGTCGCTTGAAGGCTTCGACATAGCGTGGGTCGAAGAGGCCCAGTCTCTCAGCCAGGCCAGCCTAACGCTTCTCCGTCCGACGATCCGCAAAAGTGGGTCTGAGCTGTGGTTCTCGTGGAACCCGAACCGCAAGGCCGATCCGGTTGACGCGCTGCTGCGTGGGCCGACACCGCCGACCGGCGCCGTGATCGTTCAAGCCAACTGGTCGGATAACCCGTGGTTTCCCGCTGAGCTAGAGCAAGAGCGCCGGGACGATGAGCGCGACCGGCCCGACAATTACGAGCACGTGTGGGACGGCGGATACAAGAAGGTGACTGAGGGCGCGTATTACGCTGCCGATTTGACCAAGGCCAAGAAAGAGGGCCGGATTGGCAAGGTCGCCGCAGACCCCCTTATGACGATCCGGCTGTTCTTCGACATCGGCGGAACGGGCGCGAGAGCGGACAGCCTCACCATTTGGGCGGCGCAGTTCATTGGTCGCGAGATCAGGTGGCTCGACTATTACGAGGCGCAAGGCCAACCGCTCGCCACTCACGTCAACTGGATGCGAGCGCAGGGCTATACGCCCGACCGCGCGCAAATCTGGCTGCCTCACGACGGGGCGAGCAACGACAAGGTTTTCGACGTCTCTTATGAGAGCGCGCTGCGTTCAGCGGGCTACACGGTCACAGTGGTCCCGAACCAGGGCAAGGGCGCTGCTTCCGCTCGCATTGAGGCCGGGCGGCGCTTGTTCCCATCGATGTGGTTCAACGCTGACACCTGCCAAGGCGGGCTGGACGCGCTCGGAGCCTATCACGAACAGAAACACGAAAAGACCGGCGTTGGCTTGGGGCCAAAGCACGATTGGTCGTCGCACGGCGCCGACGCCTTTGGGCTTGGCTGCGTCGCTTATGAAGAACCGATGATCAAGCGGCCTCGCCCTCAATCGCAGGTCGGCTCTTACGGATGGATGGGCTAGTGTCTGACGATATCCTAGACCAGGCCCGCGAGGCGTTTGAACAGGCGCGCGACGCCGAAAACGACAACCGCGAACTGTGGCTGGATGACGTCAAGTTTGCCCGGCTTGGCGAGCAATGGGACGAGCGCGTAAAGCAACAGCGCGAGCTTGAACAGCGCCCGGTCCTGACCGTTAACAAGCTGCCCGCGTTTATCCGGCAGGTGGTCAACGATGCCCGGCAGAACAAGCCTAGCATTAAGGTTCACCCGGCGGATAGCGACGCCGATCCGGCTGTCGCGGACATCTACAGCGATCTTATCCGCAACATTGAGTACACGTCAGACGCTGACGTTGCGTACGATACCGCGATGGAGTGCGCGGTAACGGGTGGGTACGGGTTCTTTAGGATCAACACCAAGTACGCGACCGGCGACACGTTCGACCAGGATTTGTGCGTTGAGCGGATCGCTAACCCGCTGGCGGTCTATGGCGATCCCTATTCCACGGCGGCTGATAGCAGCGACTGGAATAGCGCCTTTATCATCGACGTCATCAAGAAGTCGGTGTTCGAACGCGAGTACAAGGGCGCCGAGGCGGTCAACTGGAACGACGAGCCCTATTCCAGTTTGCGCGATCCGTGGATCTCTGACGATAGCGTGCTGATCGCCGAGTGGTGGAAGCGCGACAAGGTAAAGAAGCAGATCCTCCTCCTCTCCAACGGCGAGGTTATCGACGCCAAGGTCTACGCGACGCACCAGGCGACGTTTGAGGCTGAGGGAATTGCGGTGGTCGGCTCGCCTCGTGAGATCGAGGGCTATAAGGTCACGCAATACACCATGACCGGGGCGGAGGTTCTGTCTACGGTCGAGTGGCCGGGCAAGTATATCCCCATCGTCCCGGTTTACGGTGACGAGGTAAACGTTGAGGGCAAGCGGCATTTCCGCTCGCTTATCCGCGACGCCAAAGATGCACAGCGGATGTATAACTATTGGCGCACGATGGCGACGGAGCTGGTAGCCCTTGCCCCCAAGGCGCCGTTTATCGGGCGTGTCGGTGCGTTTGAGACCGAGCGCGGCAAGTGGGAAACCGCCAATAGCGCGACGCACGCCTTCATCGAGTATGACGGGCCGGAGGCTCCGCAGCGTCAAGGCTTCGCTGGCGTTCCGGCTGGCGCGCTGCAAGAGGCGCTGTCTACGTCCGACGAGATGAAGGCGATCCTTGGCATCTATGACGCCTCGCTCGGCGCCCGGTCTAACGAGACCAGCGGGCGGGCGATCATGGCTCGCCAGCGGGAAGGGGACGTGTCCACGTTCCACTTCGTGGACAACCTGTCGCGGGCCATTCGCCACGCCGGGCGCATCCTGATTGACCTGATCCCGCACGTGTACTCGACAGAGCGTATCATCCGCGTCATGGGCGTTGACGGCTCGCCCCGCAATGTGCCGATCAATCAAGAAACGCAGGCCCTTGACGAAAAGGGCCAGCCGGTTGTTGACGGCGAGGGGCGGCCTATCCCGGCGGTGTACGCGCTGGACGCTGGCAAGTATGACCTGATCGTCGCTGCTGGACCGTCCTACACGTCACGCCGCGAGGAAGCCGCCGAACAGATGACGGCGCTGATACAGGCGTTCCCGCAAGCCGCTCCGCTGCTGGGCGACCTGATCGCCAAGTCAATGGACTGGCCGGAACACGAG